CAACTCTTTGGGTGGTAGATATATCATGATTAAATTAAAAGACATATTATTAGAAGCTAAATGGGATAACATAGCTGGTAGAGTTTGGGACTATATGATTAGTAATGAGAAATGGGTTACTAAAAAAGCCCTTAAAGAAATTTCAGATGCAGTGGCAAGAAAAGCTAAGATCAATAAACAAGGGCTTTATGATGCGGTAGTAAGAGTAGGTAAGGAAAAAAACTGGTTAACTAGGATGGTTACCCATAAAGAAGGATTATAAGATGAGGACACAATTACTATGCACATTTACTAAAAAGAAAAAAGTAGATGAAACTATTGATTCTATTCTAGATATCTATACCGTTGTCTTCGACAAGATTTTTATTTTAGAAGGTGATAGCAATGAGGATGAATATATCTTGACATATAATGTTGAGGCTGGAGAGAGAATCAATAGGTTACCAAATACTATTTCGCTTCATAGAAAAAAGCAAACAAATACGCTATATACAATTAATGCGTTAAATAATCTTGTTCAACTTTTGAATGATGGGGAGATAGACCCCACTTTTCCTATAGAATGGGAGAATTATCGTAATATGTTATTAGTGACAAACGATAGTGGGTATGGATTGAAGAAGATAAAAACTAAGGTCGATAAAATAGTAAAGTTATAGGAAGCATAATGCCAAAAAATGTTACGTTCCCTAAATGCATAGGGTATACTTGGAATAAAGATTTTGATCAATATTTATTAGAAGTTTTAGCTAAAAACGATAATTGTTCAGTAGACGAAGTCAAAGAAAAGTTAGTTAAATACGAAGAAAAATTTAATCCACTATGTATGCAGTGGAGAGATTCTAATTTTACTGACTATAGTGTTTATGAACATATAGATTACAAGTATACAACAATTCCAAGTTTCTATATGGAAACACGACCAACTCTTGGACAAATGCAATCAAAATTTAGAGACAATAATATAGACTCAAATAGCATCACATCAGTATTAGATTTTGGTTGTGCTATTGGATTAACTACAATATTACTATCTAGAATTTTTCCAAATGCAGAAGTAGTTGCTCATGAACAGAGTAAAGATGAATTAGGAATATTGAGTAAAATAATAGAAGATCATAATATTAAAAACATAACAATATCTGAGAGTTTACCAACAAATCGTAAATTTGATTTAGTATGTATGTTTGAAATGATAGAACACACACCAGATCCAATAACATTTTTCTTAGAAAACGTATTACCAATTTCTAGTAGGTATTTTGCATATTCAGCTAGATGGTCACAACCATATGTTGGTCATTTTGATAAGTTTATAAATCCAATACAAAATGGTAAAAAAGTAAGTACTAGAATTATGGCTAGAGATTTTAAGAGGACTGTAAAAAAATACTTTGATCATATAGGTACTGGCTTCAATGGTCACGGAATCTTTTTTGAAAAAAACTAATTTTTCGAAAAAAATGTATATATTTATATATGTAAAAGGTTATTGCAAAAGCAATGAAAAATGAAAATAACAAAATAGGAGAAATCTAATGCCAATTGACTTAGATGCAATCAAAAATAGGTTACAAACCCTTCAGCAGACAACTAGTCGAACTTCTAACTTATGGAAACCGTCACCAGGAACACAACAAATAAGGATGCTTCCTTATAAACATAATAAGGATAATCCTTTTATCGAGTTGTATTTTCACTATGATATAAGTGCTAAATCGTATTTATCACCAGTATCTTTTGGAAGACCAGATCCATTTGTAGAATTTGCGGATAAACTAAAAAGCACTGGAAACAGAGACGATTATATGCTAGCTAAAAAGCTAGAGCCAAAAATGCGTACTTTTGTTCCGGTTGCTGTTAGAGGTGAAGAGGACCAACCAGTTAGATTTTGGGGCTTTGGTAAAATGGTTTACCAGGAACTTCTTGGATTTATTTCAGATCCAGATTATGGTGATTTGACAGATCCAATAACCGGTAGAGATATCGTTGTTGAATTTCAATCAGCAGAAGAAACTGGAAGATCATTTCCAAAAACTACGATTAGAGTTAAGCCAAATCAGACGAAGGCAACTGAAGATGAGACTCGATATGATTCTTGGACAAACGGTCAGAAGAAAATTACTGATGTTTATACTGAGCTTTCATATGAGGAACTTACAGAAGTACTTCATGTTTGGCTGAATCCAGACGATAAAGATGAATCATCTGAAACAGTTACTAAACCTTCAGGACCAACCGATAAAACGGCTGGAAATGCAAATAAGGTTGAAGACGTATCAGAAGCATTTGATCAGCTTTTTAACTCATAATCTAAATAAACATAACAAGCGGGACGCTGAACCGCCGACAGTAGAACACTACTGTGTAACGGTCTGGTGTCTCATCCATTGGTTTAGCGTCCCTAGTTATAAAGGAGAATGTAGATGAAAATAAATGAGTCTATTCGAGACGAATTAGCTGCAACTCTAGCAGACAATCTAAATAAGAGATTTAAAAAACACCAAGCTGCGTACTTTTTAAGTGGCCAATCCGGTGCACCCACAGAAGTGAGAGAATTTGTTAGTTCTGGATCATCAATGTTAGATCTAGTTATTTCTAACGGACCAAATGGTGGTTTTCCTGTTGGTAGAATAACAGAAATAACAGGACTTGAGGCTTCTGGAAAATCACTATTAGCAGCACATACATTAGCAAATACACAGAAAAAGGGTGGTGTAGCTGTTTATATTGACACTGAAAATGCAGTTAGTCATGAATTTTTACAGGCTATTGGTGTTGATTTAGAAAAAATGTTATATGTTCCTTTAGATACTATAGAGGACATTTTTGAAGCGATAGAACATATTATAGAAACAATACGTAGTTCAGATAGAGATAGATTAGTGACAATTGTTGTAGATTCTGTTGCTGGATCAACAACTAAAGTTGAAGCTGAATCAGATTATGATAAAGATGGTTGGGCAACTAGTAAGGCTATCATTATTTCTAAAGCAATGCGTAAAATAACTAATATGATTGGTAGACAAAAAGTCACATTGATATTCACCAATCAACTTAGACAAAAACTTGGTGTAATGTTTGGAGATCCATGGACAACATCAGGCGGTAAAGCATTAGCTTTCCATTCGTCTGTTAGACTGAGACTCAAACAGATGGGTCAAATTAAGATGAAGATAGATGGTGTAGATCAAGTTATAGGAATAAAATGTAGAGCTCAAGTTGTTAAGAATAGAGTTGGTCCACCTTTACGAATGATAAATTATGATATGTATTTTGATTCTGGTATTGACGATTTTGGTGGATGGTTAGGAACATTAAAAGATTATAAGATAGTTACTACTGCTGGTGCATGGTCTCAAATGCCCAGAAAAGATGGAAGTGTTTGGAAATTTCAAGGTAAAGATTTTGTTCCAAAACTTATGGAAGATAAAGAACTCAAACAAGAGGTATATGACATCATATCAGAAAAAATTATAATGACGTATAAAAAAGATGCCGTTATAGATCAAGATAGTATAACTGTAGATGATGAAGTAGTTGGCGGATGACAGATTATAAGAAACTCTTAGATGACGTAAGAAAAAATAAACCACAATCTTCTCTTGAACCAAATAGTAAAATACTTATAGTTGATGGTTTAAATACTTACATAAGAGGCTTTGCAGCTAATCCTTCATTAAACGAGGATGGAATTCATGTCGGTGGCATAACTGGATTTTTACAATCTGTTGGTTATGCCATTCGTAGTTTTAGACCGACTAGATGTATTGTTGTTTTTGATGGTAAAGGTGGTTCCAGTAGACGAAGAAAGATATATCCAGACTATAAGGGAAATAGAAAACCAACACAGCGAAGGTTTAATAGAGCTGCAAATTTTGAAGATTTACAAGATGAAAGACAGTCTATGAATTTTCAGTTTCGTAGAGTTATGGATTATTTGTCATATTTTCCTATTACTATTTTAGTTGTAGATAATACAGAAGCTGATGATATTATAGCTTATGTTTCAAACGACATATTTACTGAAGAAAAAAATAAGTGTATTATTATGTCAACAGATAAGGACTTTTTACAATTAGTAGATGATAGAGTTTCTGTTTGGAGTCCCACTAAGAAAAAATTATATACTCCAGACTCATTATATGAGGAGTTTGGACTTTTTCATTATAATTATATAATGTACAAAGTATTACAGGGAGATAAGTCAGACAATATTCCTGGCATAAAAGGTTCTGGACATAAAACATTACAAAAGAGGCTTCCATTTTTATTTGAAAGCAATAAGGTTACATTGAATCAAATTTCTAAATATTCTAAAGAACATATAAACGAAGTTAAGTTTTACCAAAATATTTCTAATTCAAAAGATCAATTAAAACTGAATTATAAATTAATGCAACTTTATAATGCTAATATGTCTGGAAAAAATAAGCTTGATATTTTAGGCAGAGTACATGAACCAATAAGTAGATTAGTCAAATATAAAGTTATCACAATGAGCATGGAAGATAAAATATATAGCATATTGAGAAATATTGAATCATGGACTAGAGACACGTTCAATCAGTTAGACATTTTTGCAGGTATGACACATGGCTCAACATGACAAATTAGCAACGTATGGTTATTCCTTTCAAACCAAGTTAATAGCAGCACTATTAACCGATAAAACATTTCTAAAGCAATGTATTGATATTTTAGAAATAAAATATTTTGAGTCAGAAGCTAACTCATGGATAGTTTCTTCTATCAATGAGCATTTTGAAAAGTTCAAGGTGGCGCCAACATTAGAAGTATTAAAGGTTAAACTACAGGATGTCACCAACGATGTTCTAAGGGCTTCTATCATTGAACAGCTGAGAGAGTCTTGGAAACATATAGAGTCAACTGATTTAGATTTTATTAAAGATAAGACAATTGATTTCTGTAAAAACCAAACAATTAAAGGTGCAATATTACAGTCTGTAGACTTATTAAAGACTGGAAATTATGATCAAATCAAATCGTTAGTTGATAATGCAATGAAGGTTGGAGTAGAAAAAGATATTGGTCATGATTATGCGGAAGATATAGAAGAGAGATTTTCTGAAAGTGCACGTATTACTGTTGAGACTCCATGGACATCTATAAATGAAATTATGGATGGAGGGTTAGGACCCGGAGAGTTAGGAGTTTTTGTAGCTCCAGCAGGCGTTGGTAAAACTTGGGGATTGGTTAATGTTGGGGTAAATGCAATACAGAAAGGACTAACCGTCATTCACTATACTATGGAATTGAATCAAGCGTATGTTGGATTAAGATATGATGCTAGATTAACTGGTTTACCAGCACAAGATTTAAAATTTAATCAAGAAGTAGTAAAAGAAGAAGTTGGAAAATTGCCTGGTGAATTGATAATCAAATATTTTCCAACAAAAACTGCTTCTATAACAACAATAAATTCTCATTTAGAACGGTGTATATTACAAGATAAGAAACCAGACTTAGTTATAGTAGACTATGCAGATTTACTTAGAGGTAGTTTTTTAGGTGGTGAATTACGACATGAGCTTGGGAATATTTATGAGGATTTGAGAGGAATGGCTGGAGAATCTGAGATTCCAGTTTGGACAGCATCTCAAGCAAATAGGAGTGCATTAGAAGAAGATATTATTGAGGCACAGAAAATTTCAGAGTCGTATGCAAAAGTAATGATTGCAGATTTCGTTATTTCTTTATCTAGAAAAATAGCAGATAAAGTTGCAAATACAGGAAGATGGCATATTATTAAAAATAGATTTGGTCCAGATGGTTTAACTTTTCCATCTAAAATGGATACATCAACTGGAATCATTCATATTTTTGATGAGATGTCTATTGGTGGAAAAGAGCAACAGAAAAAAATGGATAATTCTAGTGAATATTTGCGAAAAATGCTATCTAAAAAGCTTAAGGATTCAACTACTTGATATTTATACTTGTGGTGAAAATAACTGGTTTTAACTAAAAATTTACAGAAGAGGCTGTTACATGAATAATAAAAAGTTTACATTATCAGACAATTTCGTAAGTAAATATGTACGTAGAAAACCCCCGTTTGGTTTTAATGGTTTAGGTGAGTTAGTTTATATGCGAACATATTCTCGTATAAAGGACGATGGTAAAAATGAAAGATGGTATGAGACTGTTCGTCGAGTTGTTGAGGGAACCTATACAATGCAAATGAATTGGATCGATGAGCATCAGTTAGGTTGGAATGCTTGGCAAGCTCAAAGGTCAGCTCAAGAAATGTATGATAGAATTTTTTATATGAAGTTTTTACCTCCTGGTCGTGGTCTTTGGGCAATGGGAACACCAATCACCGAAGAAAAGAATTTATATGCAGCACTTAATAACTGTGCATTCGTATCAACTAAAACACTTAAACAAGATTATTCAAAGCCATTTTGTTTTTTAATGGATGCTTCTATGCTAGGAGTAGGAGTTGGTTTTGATGTAAAAGGTGCGGGTGAGGTTATGATTAAATTACCTAATCCAAATAGAGGTATAGAAGAATATGTGATACCAGATAATAGAGAAGGTTGGGTAGAATCATTAAAGTTATTGTTAGAGAGTTATTTTCATGGCTCAGCAGAAGTTCAGTTTGATTATTCAAAAATTAGACCGGCTGGAGAACCAATTAAAGGATTTGGTG